TTTGACGCAGACTTCGACGAGCTAAAGCGCGGAGTAAAAGGCGCGCAGACGGAAGTCGAAGGATTCTCAGACAAAATCGGCAAGTTCGGCAAGGTAGCCGCTGCCGCTTTCGCAGCTGCCACAGTGGCGGCCGCAGCTTATGCGGGTAAGCTTCTTATCGATGGCGTTAAGTCTGCAATCGCGGACGAAGCAGCCCAAGCCAAGTTAGCCACTACTTTACAGAACGTCACTGGCGCGACAGAAGCTCAGATCGCAGCGGTCGAAGAACAGATAACTAAGACTTCGCTTCTTACTGGTATTACAGACGACGAACTTCGCCCGTCGATGGATCGACTTCTACGCGCGACTAAAGACGTCGACAAGGCGCAACAGTTACAAGCTGTCGCCATCGATGTAGCGGCTGGAAGTGGTAAGTCACTAGAAGCAGTAACGAACGCCATGGCCAAGGCCGCCGAAGGTAACACGGCAGCTCTAGGAAGATTAGGCGTAGGACTATCGTCTGCTCAGCTTAAAACTATGACGATGGATCAAGTTACGGCGTCACTGGCTAAGACTTTCGAGGGACAGGCTTCTAAGCAAGCGGATACTTTCGAGGGCAAGATGCAGCGTCTTAGCGTCGCATTCGATGAAGCAAAAGAAACCGTAGGATCTTATGTCCTAGACGCTTTAACTCCGCTTCTGTCTGGATTCGTCGACAAGGGAATCCCAGCGATCCAGAACTTCGCCGCTGGATTATCTACCACTCTTGGCCCAGCATTTACGACCATCTTTAAGGTCGTTCGCGATGATCTTTTACCGATTATTAAAGCTGTCTTTAACTTCTTGGCTAATGAGTTTATGCCAGCATTAGGCGCGATCTTCGGGCCAGCTCTTCGCGGCCTAGCTAATGCTTTTAACATCATAAAGAACGCCGTAGCTTCTAACTCGGACGAACTCGCTCCGCTTCTGGCACTGTTTAAGGCTGTCTGGACATTTACGAAAGACAACTTAGCTCCGCTTCTGGGTGGGGCCTTTAAGATCGCACTCGAAGGAATTGCCACTCTTATCGGTGGACTTGTTACAGCATTCGGAAAGTTCGTACAGCTATTAACTGGTATCTATAACGGAGCGAAGAAGGTAATCGATTTAATTAAAGATAACCCGATCACTAACTTATTCGACGGCGGAGCTAAAGGACTTAAAGCTTCCGTACCATTCCCAGAAGAGATCGGCGGTGGAGTTACTGTCGAGACTGGCTTCGGCGGTGGCGGCGGGACGTTCGCTCCGTCCGCTGGATCGCCTACCTTTACAGGCGCGCCGTTATCTGCTTATTCTCCAGCTATGCAAGCGGCGATCCTACGACGTGAAGAATTAAAAGCAGAGACAGCCAGACTTCGAGCGCAACGCGAAGAAAACGCAGCCGCTCGCGTAACGGTAAACATGGGCGTAGTCGGAGATCCCGAATCGGCAGCTCGCACTATCGTCGACGTACTTAATAAATCCCAAGCGCGCGGCACTCTTGGCGCGGGAGCGCTGTTCGCAGTATGACCCAATGGACTCCAGTCTGGAGCGTTCTTATCGATGGAGTCGAGTATAAGAACATAACTCTGGCAAATCTCACTATCGAATCGGGCCGCCGCGACATTTACCAGCAAGCGGTCGCTGGCTACTGTAATTTATCAATCCTTAACATCGACGACCAGCCTATAACTGTAGAGATTAATTCTGGGATAACTGTCTTCGTCCAGAACTCCGCAGCGACTCCAGTGGCAATCTTCGGCGGAAGTGTTAGCGACATTCTTACGACAGTCGAAAGATCGGGAACTGGCGGTCTAGTCCAGACGACCACGATTACAGCTCTTGGAGCGCTTTCACGTCTTCCGAAAGTTCTTACCACTGGCGTCTTATCTAAAGCTTTCGACGGAGATCAGATCTTCGACGTACTTGATAACATTCTTTACGGAGCTTGGAATGAAGTTCCAGCCGCTCTTACTTGGGCAACTTATGACGCGACTACGACATGGGCTAACGCGGAAAATAGTGGAGTCGGTGAGATCGACCGTCCCGGGAATTACGAACTTACTTCTAGAGCTTCTTCCGTTACAGATGCTTATTCTCTAGTCGCAGCTTTAGCCACTTCTGGACTCGGTTACATTTATGAAGATGCCCAAGGCCGAATCGGTTACGCCGATTCTACTCATCGAAGCCAATACCTAGCGGCGAACGGTTATGTAGATCTTTCCGCTTTAGATGCTTATTCCAGTGGATTACAGATCTCCACCAGAGCGGGAGACGTTCGTAATGAAGTGACGATCACTTATAAGAACGGGGATCAACACACAGCCAGCGACACGACATCTATCGCAACTTATGGCGCACTGGCCCAGAACATTCTTACGACACTGGAGAAAGGCGTAGACGCTACAGCCCAAGCGAACTTCTATCTGGCTCTTCGAGCTTATCCGCGAGCTAATTTCGAGTCGATTCGCTATCCACTAGGCAGTCCGAACGTAAGCGACTCGGATCGTAACTCTCTTATCGGTGTCTTTATGGGAATGCCTGTAAACATCACAGATCTGCCCGCGAACATGGGACTAGCTTTCCAAGGCTTCGTAGAAGGCTGGAGATTCTCGGCTGGCTATAACTCTCTGGCTATCGATCTTTACGTTACGCCAGTGTCTTATTCACTCGACGCGTTCCGCTGGAATGACGTACCCGCTTCCGAAACTTGGAACACTATTAGCCCTACACTTACTTGGCTGGACGCGACAGTAGTCGCATAGAGAGGAAAACATGGCAACTACTACACCTAACTTTGGCTGGAGTGTTCCTACTTCGACAGATCTTGTCAAAGACGGAGCGACGGCGATCGAGACGCTTGGCGATTCTATCGACGCTTCTTTAGTAGATCTTAAAGGCGGAACGACTGGACAGATTTTAACAAAGAACTCTAATACAGACATGGACTTCGTATGGAGTTCGGAATCTGGAGACATTTCAGCGGTAACAGTAACGTCACCAATTACAGGCGGTGGAACTTCTGGAAGCGTAGGAATCGGATTCGATTATGCCGCTGGAAGTAAATTAACACTTAACGCGCAGACTGGAACTACTTATACTTTCGTTTTAGCGGACGCAGATCAAAAACTTATAACAGCTTCTAACGCTTCGGCCCAGACGTATTCCATTCCGACTAACGCTTCTGTAGCATTCCCGATCGGAACACAGATAAACGTTATAGCAATCGGCGCAGGACAGGTAACTATTAACGCTGTTACTTCTGGAACTACTACAGTCCTATCTAATGGTGGTACAGCGGCAGCTCCTAAATTACGCGTCCAGTATTCAGCCGCTACTCTTATGAAAGTCGCGACGGATACTTGGTACGTCGTCGGAGATCTATCGTAATGATTATAGGAATTGCAGCTTCTGGCATTCAGAAGTCTAAAGCCTTTACAGCTACAGGCGGAACTATTACTACTTCTGGAGCTTACACTTATCACACTTTTACATCTAGCGGAACTTTCCAGATTACTTCGGGAAGTAAAACTGTAGAAGTGTTAGTAGTCGCTGGCGGCGGTGGTGGTGGTACGACCGATCGCGGCGGTGGTGGCGGTGGAGCGGGTGGTTATAGAACTCTTAGCGAAACAGCTACGGCAACTTATACAAAAACAGTTACAATCGGCGCAGGTGGACTTGGTGGCATTTTTAGCTCCCGCGAAGGTACAAGCGGTAACGATACTTCTTACGGATCGACGACGAGTACAGGCGGCGGAAGAGCTGCGGGTCGGCAAAATGGTCTCGATGGATACACAGCGGACACAGGCGGAAGTGGTGGCGGTGGAGCGCGTGATGGTTACGCAACAAAAACAGGCGCAGCTGGGACATCTGGACAAGGTTCAGCAGGTGGTAATTCTAGCTTTGATGAAGGTGGCGGCGGTGGCGGTGGAGCTTCGGCTGTCGGTGCTAATAACACTTATGGAACTGGTGGTAATGGTGGAGCTGGCACTACATGGCAAAGTTACACCACGGTCGCAGGTGGCGGTGGAGCTGGAGCATTAACTACAGCTGGAACAGGCGGAAGCGGCGGCGGTGGTAATGGTTCTACGGGCAGCGGCAACGGTACGAGCGGAACGGCGAACACTGGCGGCGGCGGTGGTGGTACTTACGGAAACCGATCAGCGGGTAACGGCGGATCGGGCCTTGTTATTGTAAGGTATTTAACATGAGCCACTGGGCAGAAATTAACGAAGAAAACATAGTTCTACGCGTTCTCGTAGGAGATAACAATTCTCCAGACGAAGGTAAATCTTTTATGGAATCTCTGGGCGGTCGATGGATTAAGACTTCTTATAATGGAAACATTCGTAAGAACTTTGCTGGCGTAGGTGATTCTTACGACGAAACTTTAGACGCCTTTATCGCTCCAAAACCTATAAAGGGAATCTGGATTCTTAACGAAGCGACGGCAAAATGGGAAAAGGTGGACGAATGAAGTATCCAATCGGAACAGCTGCGGCAGTCGTAGAAGTAGCACTGGCGGAAGTCGGTACAGTCGAAGAAGGAGATAACCTTACCAAGTACGGAAAGTTTACGAAGGCCGACGGTCTGCCTTGGTGCGGATCTTTCGTTAATTGGTGCTTCCATGAAGCGGGAGTAAAGCTTCCATCGATGGTCTCTACAGCTGCGGGAGCGCATAAACTCAAAGAAGTAAATCGCTGGGTAGTGGCCGAGCCGAAAATCGGCGATCTTGCATTTATGGACTTTCCGCACGATGGCGTCGACCGTATTAGCCACATCGGGATCGTCGTCGGAGTTAAGTTTAAGACGGTTATTACGATCGAAGGTAATACATCGGGA